ATGAAATCGGGTATTTGTTTTGTGCGGTGTCGCTTCAATGGGAAAGGGGATACCGATAGTGCGCGTCTTCGTCTCGCTGTCGTTGAGGCGTGTTTGCGCGAAGCTGGACTGCAATTCTGGTCGGACGTGCGCGACGAAACGGGGTGCCGGGCGATTGTCGCTGTATTGGTCGTCTTTGGCCGGTTACCTTACCGCGCTGTGCGGTCTGCCTGGTGCACTGAGGAAGTTGGAGGCGTTTCTGTCACTCATCCTCGGACGGCACGGGAAATGGCAGATTTGCTCTTCGATTTCTTAGGCTTGAGTGCTCAGTCGACATACTGTGCACCTGCTGGTACGTCCGGTTCCCATATACCGGTTGAGTTCAACCAAGCTCGGAATTTGTCGATTGTTGCGAATTTTCCAGCGTCATCGGCGATGTCCGCGTAGGTGTTTCCTTCATCGTCAATCACGCCGAATGCGGTGGGCATCGGTAGGGTAAGCAAATTTGTATCAATGAAGTCGTATGCCGCTCGCAAGCTGCCTTCGCTGGTTTGGTCCTTGATTTCGAGGGAAAGGCTTCCGACAACGGCGGTGATGATGTGGTTTTCCATATCGCCTCTTATGTGCTTGAGAAGTATCAGTATATTTCAGATTCTTATAGCGGGATAACCGCAAGCGTGTAGACCGAGAAATGGTCTTGTTCTTTCTGAGTAGCACTACTAAACGAAAGGGTGAAACATGAATAAGCAAAAACTGTCGGTTCTGGCTGTTGAACATCGTGCTGGTATCTCTCAAAAAACTGGCCGTCCGTGGGCCATGCATGAGGCGCAATGCGTTTTGACCCAGGAATCGGCGGATAAGGGTGAACAGGTTTTGGTGGGCACGATCAACCTACCCGATCACCTAAAGGACACGGTGCCGGGTGACTATCTCGCGGATTTTGCATTTTTCCGCTCAATGGATGGTCGCCTGGAGCCGCGTGTAGTGTCGCTGGCACCGCTCGGTGGGTCGCGTCCGGTAGCGCGACCGAAGGCTGATGCGGTAACGGCTTAGGTCTTACCCTTTCGCGGATCGCCTGTATGGGGTCCGTCTTTTTCCGATTTCTGGCTTGCCTGGAATTGCGCCTCCGGGTGGGCTCATACAACGGCGCGAGGAGAGTTGAAATGAACGGTATTGCTAAGGCGGTTCGTGGTGTGGCTGATCGTGTGAATGGTGTTGCATTGCGTGTTGGTTCGGCGGTTGCGGCAGGCGCGATGTCTGTTGCTGCGCATGCGCAGTCATCGAGTTCCACGAACACCATCGATACGACATCCATTGTTGGAAACATCAGTGGGGCGGAGACCGCGTTGATTGCAGTCGCCACGGCCATCATCGGCGTGGGCGCTGTGATGTGGGGTTACAAGCGTATTTCGGCTTTCATCGGTCGTTAATACTCGGGGGCGTCCGGCGTTGTATTGGTCGGGCGCTTTTTCGTTAACGGAGGGATTCCATGGCTGCTTACCTGCCTGTGATCGTGTGTGGACCGGGTAACGTCGCGGGCGTCCAGTACTTGCACAGTAGCTCCGCCTTAGCGCGGCAAGATTGCGGGACCGATTCGAGTGGTAACACCCTTTATCCGTACGTCTCGAATCAGTTGGTTGTGGTTGATGCGGCGACGTCTCCGACGATGGCTGATGGAACAAGCGCGGGCTTGGTCATTGGTGCTGCCGTGTTGGCCGCGCTTGCTTCTGTGTATGGGTTACGGTTGATTTTGAATTTCATCAATTCGAGCGCGGAGGCATGACGTGGACGGTTATTACATTGGGCTTGTGATCATTGTTGCGACGGTGTTTTGCGGTTCCATGATTCTGTTTAAATGAGGCGATGATGAGAAACCGTCATCGCCTTTTGCTTTGCGCCCCGCTTTTGGCTTTACTGTTCGACACGCAGTCAGCATTTGCGGGGACGATCTATGGGTTTGATAGCTCCGGCAATGTTACGTCTGCCGCTGCTGACGCGACCACGGCATACAGCTACAACAAAACCAACATTGCAGCATCTGGGTTACTGGTAAAAAAAGCTTCTGCTGCGTCGGGGTCTGTGCTTGATGATGTTGTCGCAGAGACGATTCGCGGGGCTGAGAAAGCGGCGGGGGCTGCTGCTGCGGGTGCTGCGGGTGGCGCGATTCGCGGGGCTGCTGGTGGCTTGTGGGGTTCGGTATTGGGTGGCCTAGCGGGCGCTATTGGTTCTGCTGCGTTGGCGCTTGGTGCGGATAAGTTAGTAAGCTGGCTGTTCAATCAGGACGGGACGATTACTGCCTCTCAGGGTCCAACGCCGTTGACCAAGGGTAGCGATTATTGGGTGAATGGAAAGGGCGTTGGTTCGACTCCCGTTGATGCTTGGGAGGCAAATCTAGATTATTTGCAAGCAACAAACCAGTACAACTATGTCAGCACGGGCTGTGTTGAACAGTCGTCGACTACCTGGAACTGTACTGGCACGGCTACCAGTCGTACCAGTGGGGTTGTTAGTTCTATGTCGGTAGGGTCTGCGCGTGGCAGTAACGGGGGCTGGAATTGCGCTTCTGGCCGGGTCTCGAATGGGACGTGCGAATCCGTCACTGGCGCAATGTCTACGTCTTCGCCTCCTGCTTCTGCCAGTGACGCCGTATCGGCTGTTCCTGCATCTGAGCTAACGCAACCTGTGGACCCGACGACCATGGCTGACTATGTTGATGGGTTGTGGCAAAACGCGTCGCATCAGTCGGGATATAGCGGCGTGCCTTATGACGCGACGAATCCGGTCACCGCCGATGACGTTACGGATTGGATGGCGGCGAATCCTGACTATGCGCCCACGGTAGGTGACGCTATTGGTACAACCAACACCGCGACTACGGCGGGCTCGTCTCCGGCAGGTGAGGGCGCTCAGGCGATGCCAATACCGAATACTGCGGGTTCTGCCGACCCTACAGCCGGTGTCAACCCTTCTACTGCGACCACATCACCTAGCACGGGAACGGGAACAAGTAGTGGCACTGGAACCGCCACCGGGTCAGGTACGCAGTCGGGGACGGGTACTGGAACCGGCAGTGGTTCGGGAACGGGAACAGGGACCAGCACGGGAACGAGTAGCGGTAGTGATTCGACTCCCTCAGACACATCGACGTTTTGTCAGATATTCCCGAATGCATCCGCATGTGCTTCTCTCGGTACGCCTGCAAGTGCCGTGATGCCGACTAGCTCGGCGGCTGTTTCGCTCTCGCCGGTTTCGATTGGTGGCGTTTCTGCGTCGGCGGCTGTTTGCCCGGCTGATCGCACCTTAAGTTTCTTCGGTGCCTCTGTCTCGCTGCCCTATACACCGATCTGCGATTTCGTTGGGTTGGCGCGTCCGGTGATCATGCTGATTTTTGCATGCGTTGCCGCATACATCTTTATTGCCGGAGTGAAGTCATGACATGGGCCGCATGGTTACTTTCTGCCGCTGGTCCGGCACTTATCAATGCGTTGATTGGCCTTGGTGTTGGCGTGATGACCATTACGGGCGTCGATCTGGCTGTCGATCAGTTGTTGGACTGGATGCGCTCGGCGTCGAGCGGTATGGCGTCGGACATGGTGAATATCCTGGGCCTAGGGGGCATCTTTGACGGGCTGTCCTACATTGCCGGTGCATTGACCGCAAGAGTCGCGATGGCTGGGATTTCTGCATTCAAGCGGTTCTATCTCAAATAAAAGAATAAAACGTTGTAAGGGGTAAGCGATGATTACGTTGATTACCGGCACGCCCGGTAGTGGTAAGACGCTGCGTGCCGTTTTTGAGGCGGCGAGGGAGGTCAAGGCCGGTCGGCATCTAAAAGTCGACGGTATCAAGGGCTTGGCGCTGGATCATGATTTGGTGGATGAAACGTGGGTTCGCAAATGGTTCGACCACGTTCAGCCTCAAGACTTGATCATTATTGATGAGGTACAGCGTTTATGGCCACCGCGCAGCGTCAGCACCAAAGCGGGCGAGGACATCGAAAAACTGCACGTGCATCGTCACCGGGGTGTCGATTTCGTGCTGATCACGCAGCATCCGCAACGCCTAGACAAAGCTGTGCGCGATCTCGTTGGCCGTCATGTCCATGTCCGACGTTTGTTCGGCATGAAGCAGGCAATGCTTTACGAATGGGACCATTGCCACAACATCGGCAACCTGAAAGACGCGGTGAAAAAGCGTTGGTCGTATCCTCGCGACGTTTTCAAAATGTACGTTAGCGCTGAAGTTCACACGAAGCAGACGGCGGTGGTGCCGAAGGCGTTATTTGTTATTCCGGTGGCTTTGATTGTGGCGGCTGTGGCGGCTTGGAAAGCGGCTGCAATGGTGCATGGCGGCATGGGTAAGTCGAATGTCAAGACGCTCGATAAGGAATCGGCTGCGGGTGCTGTTTCTTCGTCGGCGTCTGGCGAGGGAGAGGCAGCAGGGGAGAATGTAAAAAATCCGTCTGCTGTCTGGCGCGTTGCTGGCCGGTACGCGAATCTTGGTTCCGCTTACGTGGTACTCGCAAACGGCGCGGGTGAATTGCGTGTCGTGAAAGCAAGTGGTTTTACCGGCTCTGGCGCTCGTACGGCTGGGCAGGTCGATGGCTCGTCGGTAGCGGATTGGACGGGGGTTGCAAGTGGAACCGGGGCGGGGTCCAAATGAGGATACTGTTTGCAGTTTTTGTGCTTCTAATTTCCGTTACTGGTAACGCTGAAGTTCCGCCGTTGCCCCCTGGCTTAGAGAATGTGTCGGTTTCGATCCCTTCGACATCAGTGCCCGCGATGTCTGCGACGACTGCTGCGCCGGCGCTGGTGCCGCTACAACATCGACGCGGCACCGCGTTTGACTTGCGTTTTGTCTCCGTCGCCCAGGTGGTCGATTTGGTGTATCGCGATGCGTTGTCTGTGCCTTATGTCTTGAGCCCGGACGTTCTAGCTGACACCCGTCTAGTGTCGTTTCGGCTGAATGATCTGTCGCGCGATGTTCACGACGTGATGCATGATTTTTTAGACGCCTTAGGGTATGCGGTGAAAGTGCGCAACGGCGTTGATTACGTGGTTAAGAGGGAGGAACCAAGCCCATCGGTGGACCGCAAGACGTTCGTTTATGCGCCGATGTACAGAAGCGCTGATTATCTGATCAAGCTGCTGGCGCCCGCGATTAGCTCGCGTGTGTCGATGTCTGTACCATCAATGGCGCAAGTGGACCATCCAGCCGCTGTATCAACGGCGGCGCCCGCGTCTTCACCTTCTGTGACGATTGCGCCTCCGACACTGCCTGGTGGCGCGAATCAAGAGATGGCTGCTGCTGACGATCTCGTGTTTGTCGGCGCTGCGCGTGACTTGGATGCCATTAAAACGTTGCTTCCGCAAATCGATACGCCTGCGGGTCAAGTGGTCGTTCGTGGTTGGGCGTATGAGGTTGACGATACGGATACCGGAAACAGCGGCTTTGAAGTCGCGGCGAAGCTCCTGGGTATGGGTCTGTCGATGAGTTCTGGCTCGGCCGCGGCTGATGCAAATGCCATGCAGTTCAGTGCAGGACGTTTGAGCTTTGCTATCTCGGCCATGAATGCCGATAGTCGCTTTAAACAAGTATCCTCGCCAAACGTGCGTGTGGTGTCCGGGCAGTCCGTGAAATTGAATGTGGGGCAACAAGTTCCCACGGTTTCCAGCGTTAGTTATCAGGGAACAAGTGGCACGCCAGTGCAATCAATCGAATATCAAGACGCTGGTGTGATTTTCCAGGTCCAGCCGGTCGTACTTCGTGACTCTATCCAGTTGCAGATAGATGAGGAGTTGTCGAGTTTCGTCAGCACGACAACGGGCGTAAGTGGATCTCCGACGAAGAACACGCGGAGCCTAACGACAACAGCAAATCTGCATGATGGTGAAGTGGTGTTGCTTGGCGGCCTTGTCCAAACCGGTGATTCTCAATCGCGCTCGCATGAGCGGTTTTTCCCAAGGTTTCTGGATGGGCACTCGTCATCAAAGACGCGTACCGAAGTGGTTTTGGTGCTGCAAGTGCAGCGGCTTTAAGAGAGGGCGTATGAGGACGATTACTGCGTGTACGGTGGTGTCGCTGGTGCTATTTGCGTTATTGCATGTGCTGTCTGTGCGGCGCATTCACGAATTTCGCGGCATTCCGGTTTCAGGGTTATCGACTGTGCTTGTTTAAGGCATATAAATCGTTACCCCGTAACCATATTCATTGAATTACGTTACTGCGTAACGTATAATTATGTAATGCTAAAAGCGAGGTAAAAAGATGATCCAGCCAGAAGACAAGGCAACGCTTCCCCTGGTCCTTGATGAACAGCAGCCGCGCAAGCGTGGACGCCCCGCGAAGGCTGGCGCGATGACCAACGCTGAGCGTCAGCGAGCATATCGCAAGGGTCGTCCTCTGGCCGGTGAGAATGGGGAGCGGCGCTTGAATACATAC